GCGCCTGAAGCTCATCGACCAGTACGCAAGGGGGCAGCACCGCGACCCCTACATGCCTGAGAAGGCAGACGCGGAGTACAAGCTGCTCGCCGAGCGGTGCGTCACCAACGTGATGCCGACCGCTGAGGGCACGCCAGCTCAGACGCTCTACCTGGACGGCTTCCGGCCCGGCTCGAAGCGCCAGGCGGGCGAGGACGGCAAGGCTCCCACCCCTGAGTGGGACCACTTCCAGCGCTCCCGGCAGGACGCTCGCCAGAGCGCCCTCTACCGTGGCGCCTTCCGCTTCGGCCACGCCTTCGCGCACACCTACAAGCCCGAGGGCAAGGACAAGTCGATCACCCGCGCCTTCTCGGCGCGGAACGGCGCGGCCCTGTTCGAGGATCCGGCCAACGACCTGGTTCCGTTCGCGGCCATCGAGATCCTGTCTCGCCCTTCGGGCGAGGGAGACGACCGAGTGCCCGGACAGGCCCGCATGTGGGACGCCGAGAACGTCTACAAGGTGGCCTTCGGGTCGCTGACGGACGCCAAGTCGATCAAGGTCGGCGACGGCGAGGAGCACGGCTCCAGCGAGTGCCCGATCACCCGGTTCGCCTGCGCGGTGGACCTGGAGGGCCGCACCTGCGGCCTCATCGAGCCGCTCATCCCGCTCCAGGACCGGATCAACCAAACGATCTTCGACCTGCTCGTGGCTCAGACCTACGGCTCGTTCAAGGTCCGCACGGTGACCGGCATGGCGCCCCCGCTCCAGATGCAGCCCGAGCTCGACACGGACGGCAAGCCGACCGGCGAGTGGGAGCCCGTCATCGACGCCCGCACCGGGGCCCCGAAGCCCGCTGACGTCAACCTCAACGCCAAGCGCTTCCTCTACGCCGAGGACGAGAGCGTCAAGTTCGACACCCTCGACGAGACCCCGCTCGGCGGGTACATCGAGTCCATCGAGCTGGCCTTCCGCCAGTTCACGGCGCTGTCGCAGACGCCCCCGCACTTCATGCTCGGCGAGATCGCCAACCTGAGCGCCGAGGCGCTCCAGGCGGCGGAGACCGCGCTGTCCCGCAAGGTCGAGGAGTTCCGCAAGGGCTTCGGCGAGGCGTGGGAGCGGGTGTTCCGCCTGGCGGCTGAGCTCGACGGCGACGTCGAGGCGGCTGACGACTACAAGGGCGAGTGCCTGTGGCGCGACATGGACTCCCGGTCCCTGACGCACGCGGCCGACGCGCTGTCCAAGCTGAAGGATCTCGGCATCCCCACCAAGGGCCTGATGCGGATGGTCCCCGGCGTGACCACCACGACCATCGAGGAGTGGGAGCAGATGCTCGACGACGCACCTGACGTGCAGCTCGCTGACGCTGCCCGTCGCTCCACTGCCGGGCTCGGGTCGCTGACCCGGCCCGCAGCGTGACGAGCCCAGCTCGACAGACTGAAGCACAGGAGACCGGCGCCGCCTTCCAGGTCGCTCTCGCCGCCATCGGCGTGAGCACCATCGAGGAGGCCCTGGACCTGTGGGACGACGTGAACCCTGCCAAGGCGCAGGCGACCGGGGCCCGCTGGCTGACGCGAGCGGTGGCCCTGGTCATGTCGCGTCGCAGCCTGTCGAGGCAGCTCGCGTACGCCTACTACCGGCTGGTCCGGGCGCTCATCACCGGGCGCACGGTCCCTGACCCGTACCACCCGATCAAGTCCAACCCCACGCTCGGCGATCTTCGCCGGGAGTTCCGCGAGCTGCTGGAGCAGGTGCAGGCCACGATGCCTGCCGCACGCTCCGAGCAGGCTCGGCGGGCCGTGGAGCGGATCTCCCAGCCTGACAACAGCGATGAGTCCTCCGGTAGCACCGAGGTCGAGATCGTCGCTCCTGAGCCCCTGGAGGGTGACGGAGACGTGATCGAGCTCGACGAGCTGGAGAACATCCTCGACCTGGAGGAGGAGCTGGACGACCTCGCTCGCGAGGAGAGCGTGACCAACCTGGAGGCCCTCGGGTCCAACGGCATCGAGCGGCGCCTGGAGCGCGGCCCCAAGTCGCTGACCCCCGAGGAGGCTCACACCGAGTCCGGTGCCAGGCAGGCCGCAGCAGCGGCCCGCATCGCCATGAACGGCGGGCGCTCCACGCTGTGGGTCGTCGGCAGCCAGGATCGAGCGGTCACCGGCTGGGCTCGGGTGTCTCGCACCGGAACCCCCTGCGGGTTCTGCGCCATGTTGCTCTCCAAGGGCTTCGTGACGCGGGACGGCGAGCGTTCCGGTGGGCTCTACACCAGCGAACGCGCTGCCCTCGGCGATAGCTACGAGGACGGCGACCTGTTCCACGACAACTGCCAGTGCTACGCCGAGCAGATCTTCTCCACGGCGCAGTACGAGCAAGACCCCCGGTTCGACCTGAACCGCGAGTACGCCGAGCTGTGGCCCAAGGTCACGGACGGCTACGGGGGCCGCGACGCCCTCAACGTGTGGCGTCGCTACATCCGCAAGCGGAACAAGGAGCTCGACCTGGAGTCGGGCCCTGTGGCCGCGTGACCACCAAGCCCTGGAGGCGACAGTGAGCGACACCAAGACCGAAGTGACCCCCGACGAGAAGCCCGACGAGGCCGTCGAGGACGCGAGCAAGACCGCTGAGGGCGCCCCGGAGGGCGCCTCCACCGAGGAGAGCACCGAGGGCTCCGACCCCGCCGACAAGGCCGAGGTCGAGGGCGCCGAGGACAAGGACTCCGAGCTCCCCGAGTGGGCACGCAACGAGCTCGCCTCCGTGCGGCAGGAGGCCGGGAGGTACCGGCAGCTCGCCCGCGACGTCAAGGCGCAGTTCGAGGGTGCCAAGACGCCCGAGGAGTTCGAGGCGGCTACGGCCGACCTGACGTCGAAGGTCACCGAGCTGGAGCAGCAGCTCCTGCGGCAGACCATCGGCAACACCCACAAGCTCCCCCAGTCGCTCATCGGGCGGCTCCAGGGAAGCACCCCCGAGGAGATCGAGGCAGACGCCAAGGAGCTCCAGAAGCTGGTCAAGGTCAAGGCCGACCCGGAGCGCCTCAGCGGCGGTCTGGACCCGTCCGAGGACGACAGCTTCGACCCCGTGGCAGCGGCGCGCAAGGCGCGTGCTTCGCGCCACTGATCCACACCCCATCCCAACAAGGCCCTGACGCACACGGCGTCGGGGCCTCTCTCATTGGAGGAGCAGCCACATGGCTCAGGAGAACCACACCCCGGTCAAGCCGGAGAAGATCGCAGCGACCGCTGCGGTCGCACTGGAGCAGGCCCTGGTCCTGCCCGCCACGATGGTCCGCGAGGGCATCGACCAGTTCAAGGGTGCCGAGGACGACACCGTGAACGTGCGCGTCGAGGGCGTCCTGCCCTTCCGCAGCTACGGGTGGCGGAACAACCGCGACCAGGAGATCGTGTTCGACGAGTACGCCGAGCGCAAGATCGCCGTCGACTTCGGTGGCGACGTCTACTCGGCCGTCCGTCTGACCGACGAGCAGGCGAACATGGACTTCGACGGCTGGGCGAAGCTCATGGCGAAGCAGACCGAGGCGGTCGGCAAGGGCCTGGAGTGGCAGGCGTCGCAGGCCATCATCGACGCGCCCTACGCCATCGAGCTGGGCATCCCGAGCAACAACCTGCGGGGCGGTCTGAACCGCGCCAAGAAGGTGCTCGACAAGCTCAACGTCGCCAAGTCCGGCCGCGTCATCTACGTCGGTGACGACTTCGAGCTCGCGCTGCTCAACGACGACAAGCTGAACCTCGCGTCCAGCGTCGGCGACGCCGAGGCCCAGTCCGCCCTCGTCGAGGCCACCCTCGGCAAGCGTTCCGGCTTCACCTTCGTCTCGGCCGGTGAGCTGGCCGAGGAGGAGGCCGTCGCCTCTGCGGGCAACGCCTTCATCTTCGCGAACGGCGCCCCCGCCGTCCCGAGCACGACCGCCGTCTCGGGCGCGACCGCTGCCTACGAGGGCGTCGCCCTCCGCTGGCTGCGCGACTACGAGCTCGCCAAGACCCGCGAGCGTTCGCTGGTCAACACCTACGCGGGCTTCCGCCACGTGGACGACGTGCTCATCGGGCGCGGCGCCAACGGCCAGCGGTTCGTCTCCACGCACGTGCACTTCGTGCGTGCGATCAAGCTCGTGCTCGACGGCACCGACAAGCTCCCCGTGGGCCTGGTCGCTGGCGACGCGGGTGACGAGCTGGCGCAGATCACCGGCATCGGCACGCCGTTCGGCGGCTGATCTACCAGCCTGAGCTACTGGAGTGGGGCCCCTTCGGGGGCCCCGCTTCTGCTCTGACAGAAGGAGTTTCGACATGACCCCGTTCGCAACGGTGGCAGAGCTCCAGGAGCGGCTCGACTGGGAGCTCGACGAGGGCGAGATCCGGGACGCCGAGGGCGCCCTGGAGGAGCTGTCCGAGTGGGCCGTGCACTACGGCAACGCCAAGTGGGCGAGCACCACGCCGCCCTCCCTGGTTCGATCGCTCGTGCTCGGCGCAGCCAAGCGCTACATGAAGCACAGCGAGGGCTACATCCAGTCCCGCGCTGGCGACGAGACCCTCATGTGGACCGACCGGGGCGAGGAAGCTGGCTCCCCGGTGTTCACCAAGGCCGAGATCGCCTCTCTCCGAAGGCTGTCCAAGACAGCGAGCTTCGGCACCATCGGCATGACGGCCTACGGCCGAGCCGAGCGGCAGACCGTCGAGGGCCTCGTGCCCACTGACGGCCAGCCCTTCCCCTACTACCGCTCAGACACGAGCCCCTGGTGAGCCGTCAGCGACGGCGAGGCCAGTGGGCCACCGTCTACCCCACCAAGATCCACACGGAC